TGAATATAGGCTTAAGCTCAAGTACGACGTTCACAAACTCCATCGGCGACAAAGACATTACAATCTTTTTGATCAGATTCAAACGTCTCTGAATACATTTTCCGAAATACTCTTGCTTTTTGCTTGCTTTGATCTGAGCGTCCATGAAAAGGAGCTTGAGCGCAATGCCGGATAGATTACCCAGCAAAGTCTTCATTGTACCAAAGGAGATGTCAGGTGTGTGTGTATTCGCGAATATCTCTTGGTCTAACATTTCAAATTCCATCTTGGTAGACTCGGGAGCGCTGTCCCACGTTAGGTAGTTGATCTTACCACCATTCCTCACCTGGAACTGTTTGCCCACTTCGCCTTTTGATGGAAGATTTTCGACTTCTCCCTCAGCGACAAGGGCAGGGTCAGCAAAATAATCGTTGGTGTCGGCAAAGTCTGAGAACCTTGTCTCCTTCCGTTCAATCAACGGCTGGACATTTGCCCACTCTGGTCGATCCTGGGAATAGTATACGACAGGGATAGCACCGTATGGATTCTTTTGCTGTGTGGTATTCCATTCGTTGCCCTCCATCACACCTTTGATGATGACGTCTTTAGTGTAATAATCGAAATGCTCAACCTCTTTATGATCGACCTTAACCTTATATCCCCGCCCGAATGCAACCAGGTCTTGATACTCGTCAAATATGGGATACAGTTTGTCACCTTTACTTTCCGCAAGAATCATCACACCTATTTTCTTTGTTGAAGCTTTCAATATTGTGCCTTTCCAATATTCTGTATCGATGTAATCGTACCAAAGCTCAGCGCAATGCGTCTCAGACATCATTAGCTCTGCTATGTTCTTCGATTCGTAGTCAAGCTTATTGTCATCCCATACTTTGCGACAAAGGCGCTCTAAATCCTTTCCCTTGCCTTCAGCATTGGATTCAATATTTATTCGTTCACCAACAAGGAAAGTTGCTGCAACGAGAACGATCCTTTGTTGGACCGGAAGAGGGAGACGGTTGACTAAGGCGAGCGAATAATCTATTGAGGTTTGCACACCATTGCGCGCAGCCATTTCAGCTTCCTCGTAATTTATAGCATTGACGAACTGTTCGCCATCTTCTGAAAGGATCTTATCGGGCCTAAAGCGCCTGTCTGTCACTTTATGTTGGAGAGGATCATATTCTTTTAGAATCTCCTCAATTTTGTATTTCTTTTTGTTGTATTCGACGATGCGCTCGTTCTTTTCAAAGTACTGTTTAGCCTCTTTGAAGTTGTCCTTTTTATTTAGCTCTTCTATTGTCATTATGCCGATCTCCTTATATTTCTTCGTCCGCCACGCCGTAAACTTGACATTGCTTTTGCTGTTTTTTCTTTTACCTCTGGTGTCATTTCTTGGCCCCATTCCGCTAATCCGATGTATCTTATCTCGTCAATGTGGTGATCATTGCCGGCAACAGGTTGATTTAGCCAAACCCCGTTTTTATCCTGTGCCCAGGTGTACATCTTAAGTTCCTTGATAGTGTTTATGCTCCTTTCGGTGACATAAAGCTTTTGCCGTTTCAAAATGTCGATACCAACAACAACACTACCTTGGAACTTTTGCGTTGGATGAAGATTTACACCCATCAAATTAATTTCATCGATACTCTTAGGCTCAGCACTATCCGCATAGCCTTTGACACGACCTAGACCATTCATTTTGATGATCGTCGCTATCTCGGGATTGATGGTATTTGTCTGATGGCATATCTCATTGATGAAACGAATATTGCCGTTACCTTCTCCCCAGTATGCCTCATCTATTGCCGTAGGGTCATTGGTATACCCGAAGTCCAAACCGAAACGGTGGTTCTTTTTAGCCCAGTCTGGAATCTCTTTGATCATCTCCCAGTGTTTGCCTTGCTCGAATACGATTCCTTCTAAGCTTGCACGTTGGCCAAGTCCGTAAATCTTCCACTTTCTTTCGTCTGCGGTACCGGCGATATAATTCTCCTCAGTCGGTTCGTAAGACAAGATCTGTGCTTTAGCATTTGGAGAGATAAACTGATTCTTACGGAAAGTACTATGGCTGTACCATGTAGTAGGCCGTTTCAAAATACGATCATAAATCCAGTGTTCAGTCTCCGATGGGTTATAATCGATGATGGCAAAACCTTTACAGCGCTGCATCAATTGAGCATAATCGTCGTAGCCTGCCTCGATCCCCTCATTAATCCAAAATATGTCGGATTCGAAACCGTGAACCTTTTGTGGATCATCCAGTCCCATAAACCAAAACTCAGTATCAAAGAGCGTGTAAATTTTACTAGTCTTATTGTGATCCCTTTTATTGTATAGACCATAGGCCGATAAGACATTTATAAAATCATGGAGAACAGTTGCCGTTAGCCATGTGCCTTTCAAACGACAGATAGCAACACGTCTTCGGGTTCCCCTGTTCAGTGTTGCGTACTTGATTAGAAATTGGATAATGCTGTACGTCTTGGAGCTCCGCGAACTTCCTTCCATTACGAAGACATTATACTTTCTTTGGTTATAAGCTGCTACCAGCTCATCATGAACCTGTGTCGTTACTGCTATCGGCATTTATATCCTCTCCTATCTGCGCCTTTATCAATCCTTGTAACTGATCTTCCGACAATTCACTCGCGGAGACAAAAACTAATGGGTTTGCATTGATCTCTTTTCCGTCGGAGGTAATGTCCAAGCGCTTGCTGTCATTAATCGTTTTTCTCCAATCCTCATCATGGTTATAAAGCCATCTTTCGAGTCCTGCTCTATCGGGAGGTAACTCTTCAATCGTTTCGTATACGACCAGTCCATCAGGATCTATGTAAGAATCTTCCTCAAATTTGGAAGGGAGTTTACGAGTAACTGTTTTTTTCTTCAAAAGACCCATGGAGAGAGCAAGGTACTTTTGACGGGCCGTGGCATTCACTTTTGCCCTCGCGCGCTTGAGTGGTTCAGATATACAGTCATTGTTATTCTTCAGCTCACTAAAATAATTCGGGTTCAATTCAAGCTCAAGCGCTATCTCTTTGTCCGTGTAGCCCCTCCTTGCAAGTTCTTCTATCCGTTCTTTGAACTCGTCGCTTTCGTAATCATACTTAGGCTTTGCCATAACTATTTCCTTCCTTTTAAAGCCTTTGAAAATCTGTTGATTCTTTCGACCATTTCAGGTACCGATTTCAATGACGCTTCCCTTGCTTCTGCGATTACTTTACTTACCCTATCAGACTTTTCCTTTGAAACTTTTAGAACAGTCTCATAGTAATGCTTACAACATTCTTTAGAACAAAATGCCAATGGTGTGTTTTCACCTGTGTAAAGGAAAGCATTCTTATAAATCCAACCTATACTATTGAGATGGGCACCAGTTGCCCCTGTGCTTCCTTTCCATTCCAACCCTGATTCTTTGTTGCAATTATCGCATAATGGAGAAATGTCATTTACCATAGTTTCCTTTTTACTTAGTATATCCTTTCAATTTGTTCAGCGAAGTCGTCGCCACTTATAACATTGGCATTAGAGTCTAAATCGAACCTTTTCATGAACTCCTCTTTTCCCTGGTAATCGTTGAATGAAAGCATAACATAGGTGTTTCCTTCCCGAGCAGTGTTTACCGCCTTTTCCGTTGATGCTTCTTTCTTGGCTTTGATATCTTCTTTCTTCTCCTCTTTGGATTTAGGTTTGATTTCCTCTAACGGTTCAGGCTCCACCTCATCAATTTCGAAGCTTGGTAGCTCAAAGCCTAAGAGATTAAGATCAAAGTCATCTAATCCGGTATTCTTTACTTCAATATCGTTTAGTAAGGTTGAAAGAATATCATTATCGAACTCTCCTTGGGCATTTTTGTTATTGAGGAATATATTTTGCTCGATCTCCTCCTGGTCCGATAGATCAACAGCCTCTACGCGTATTGTGTAATCGTTCTCTTTGGTTTCTCGGTCGTACTTTTGGAGCTCATCGAGAATCATTAGCTTTTGATGACCTCCAACAAGACGACCAGACCGTTTATTCCAAACGATTCCCCCCATCACTCCCATGCGCTTGATATTCGCCTTAAGCTTCTTCTTTGCTTCCTCGGATATCTTACGGGGGTTATACTTCGCTGGCTCTATCTGAGAACGATTTATCTCTATGGATTCCGATGTTATAAATTTGCTTTTGCTCACTATGTAAATAATGTTAAAATCACATATTACTTGCCAAATAAAATGACTCTGCTCATTGGAAAGGCATCATAGATCTTCTCCAAATCATCCGGGTAATTCTTCTGCAGATACTCAAAGCAATCTTTTTCCAACATTACCCCTGAACTCGCTTTATTATTATAAGCGATAGGATTTGGAAGATTGTTATCCCGAATAAAACGCAATACCTCCTTATTGGTCCATAGGGATAGAGGATATACGCGATTAGTCTTCTCGTTGATCGCTTCTATGTCATACCCTTGCAGCATTAACCGGCGGTTGAGACTATCGGCTTTCTTCATGCCAAAGATTGAATACTCGATACCCGTTTCCTCTCTTACCTCGTCATCGACATCCTTCAGCTTTTTAAGCTTTACCTTTGGATCGGCAATACAATAATTACCAGACTTGCGTATATATGTCAATATCCAGTGCGGCTTTTGGATCAGCTTTACATTTGAGTATCGGTTCAAGGCATCTTTCAAATAAATATCGACGTGTCTAAGATTTGGCACCAAATACATGAAAACAAGTACTACCTCTTTGAATTTCGGGGCCACCTGGTTGAGCAGCATGATGGAATCCTTTCCACCACTATAAAAAAGTATAACCCTATCAGTTTTTTGACTGATAAGGTTAATTACTTCTCTTGTATGGTCAATCTTATTAACCACCTGCCATTCCAAATGCTCGACGCATGTCACCATAACGCTGCCTTCGATTACCGTACTGCTGTGCGGTACTACCTGCATTTCGACCGCGACGGGCTACCGTGTAGATATTACGGGCACCGTTGACGTTACTTGAAATACCGGTATTTCTGTTGATCCGATTTCTCATAATTGCAATTTTACTGTTCTAATATTTCACCCAACTCGTATCTAATGATTGATGCAATATATTCTTCCCCTTTATCCAGGTAAATAATGTCATTTGCTTCTTCATCTGTCAATATGATGACCGAGCAGTCTTTTACCTCAACTAGCATACTTGGGCGTTTACCTTTGTATGCCCCAGTCAGAAACTTGATCGCATCATACTTGACCGTGATCGGTTTACCGTCGATTTCATCAACATAACCCTCGTCATCCAAAACACAATACTTGGTTACATTATTCGGCCTGATTTCACGTTCTTCGAATGTTTTAGTACCTGCTTTGATCTGGTCAAAGAACTCTTGTTTGATGCTTAATGTTAATACTTTCATAATCAATTTTTTGATAGAAAGGTAGGTATACCCCTACCCTTCAAATGTAAATAATAGTCTAATTTTAATGCTTTTTAAGCTACTCTAATTACTTGATAATAGCCAGTTATCAATTTGGCACTTCGCTCTGTTCATGAATGTTGCCGATGACTTCCAGTTCCATTGATGCTAGATAATGCAATGAAGTACCTTTGATATTGAAAGTATCGAATACATATAAACTTTCATCACGAACAGATATTCTGCTGAATTCTACAGGGCCAAGCGGACGCGATAAACCATCTTTCTCATGTCCGTATTTTCTTCGCATCATAATGCGACATATATCCCCCTCATATACCTCTTTATCATAATTGTCGAGCAGTCCGGCAAACTGGCCTAAAGTTGATTCATCAACAATAGCTGTGTCAATACCATCTAAAGTGGTTATATACGCTGTACCAGTGGCATCTTTTGAAAAGTATCCATGCCACCAAGCACCTTTTCGAACACCATGCAATTGCTTAGCTCGGAACTTTATTTGCCTATCCATTCTTCACCGCCTTTCCTTCTAAAATGTCCGACAATTGACCTCTAACTACTTCATACGACCTACCTGAAGCATGAGCGATTAGATAGATAACCTTTTTCATTTTCGAAGTACTCAAGCCCTTAAATGATGCGTTTTCTAAGATCGTTTCAAGATGATCGATATAGCGTTGCTTACTCAATAAAAATCCCGACAATTGCGCGATCTCTTTGTCTTTCTCGCGGATGATCATCGACTTGTTTTCTTCGATCTGGACATACTTACCAAATTCCTTTTGAATTGCCACATCGAAAAGTTTAGTGGCATATTCAAAGCCATCATTGTAGCCCTTTTCGTAGCCTACGTATTCGCTTTCTAAGTCAGG